CTACTCAACTTCGGTTTTTTACTCATTTTCACGTCTCGCGTCATATTACTATAGGAAACAACGTTTTCGACTCTGAATCACCCTCAACCGGAGCGGCTACGCGACGGTTACGGATGGCGTTTTTTCAAGAGTCTCTCAACACGTTCAAACGTCATATCGACTTGTGCCCGATACTGATCGGACAACACAACGGTACACCATCCAAGGGCACCTGAACCGGGAATAACTCTCACAATGTGGTTCACGTTAATGACCCAATGTTCTTCATTGTTCCCATTCAAAACGGGCAACGTTACGAACTGGCTCATGCGTCACCTCGATGTGGTCCAGCTTCCACAGCTTTTTTGTAATACGCTACGGAGTTCACCCCCTCACCCAAGAGAAAACAGTTAATAGACTGAATCATGTAATAGGCACGCGAGGCTTTTGTGGCTGCCCAATACTTTTGGAACTCGTGCATGGTTTGTTCGTACTCATTCATTCTTCACCTCCCTCAACTGCCTTCCTCGAAAACAACTCCAAGGGAGAGGTGAACAACTTCGTCACAACGTCGTTTTCATGTTGGACTTTCAAAACAGCTTCCCAGCATTCATCGCAAACCGTAGCCAATTCCTCTTGTGGGGCATCAACCCACGTCGGGAAATGTTCTTCGAACTCAACCCTTTTGTCCTCTTCCGTTACGGTGTCATCACTGTCGAACTCACCACCACAACCATCACATTTGAACTTGCTCATTTTTCATCATCTCCCAAGATAGCCCGAACCATCTTCTTAGTGTTCTCACTTTGCAACGAAACAATGGCATTTTCGGCCTTGTCGTTGAATTGCCTCTGTAGCTTGATGAACTCAAGCAACTGTTCTGCAACGGCAAGGGATGATCTTGATAAACGATTGACCTCCTGTTCGGTTTGGATCGTTCGGTAGTTAAACCACCCTTGCGTCACCAAAATGGCAATCACCGCAACTTGAAACCAAAACGGATCAAACATCTTTCGGACCCTCCCAAGCTTTTCGTAAGTTCATATGTCGCATATAGTTAGGTGAATGTGGTAACCGTTCCGCTTCCCTCATTGCTTCCATCTCTGCCTGAGCGTTACGGGCCTCTGCTCTTGCGGCTTTGATTTCCTCCGTTGTGAAATACCGTTCTGACTTGCCCCAACTCGTACCGTTCCACTCGTTAATGTGCATTTTGAAATCCTCTCCCAAGGTTAGGATACTCAACAGAGTATCGAACTCACTATGTGATTGCAACCTGTTTTATAGTAAGGGGTTGTAACTACTTGCAGAGTAAAGGGTTGCAACAGTAAGCAAAATTCATCATACTCCGTAAACGGGTGCGTGTGTTGTGTGTATATGTAATATACCCCTTACGCATCGTCTTTTGGTATCGCTATCGTACCGGGGGCTTCCGGGTCAATCTCTGCCCGGATCCTAAGTGCATCAAGCATATCCTCATCCAGCCCCACACTTTCCTGTTCTCGTACTCTTAACTTCTGAGTCTTTGTTGGGTCAGCTTGATGTTCCAACTCCTGAACTTTCTCCAACAGGTCGCGGTAGGTTCTCAACGATACGGTTTTTGGTATCCCATCGTTGATCTGTTTTGAACCTACGAGATACCCAACAACGAAGAACAAACCCAAGAGGATAACGATTACCGAACTGATCAAAGCGAGTTCTATGTCCATCTTTCTATTTCCTCCCACAGTTTCTTGATGCTACGTGTTGGCTTGAATCGTCGCTGTCGTGTGTGTTTGCTTATCTTCAAGTCCAACACCCCGATAGTTACCAAAAACTTCACGTGACGACGAACTTGATCTTCTGACTTGTTGATCAACAATGCGATAGATCGAACGTCTAAACCGTTTTTGAACTTGTTTTTTAATGACCTGACAACTTCAAGTGAGATTCCCCTCGATGTGTCCAATGCGACCTTTACGACCCTTGCCATAACGTCCTCATTCATCGTATTGTTCCCGGTTGTGACTGCGATAGCTTGCATAGTTCGAACTATCTGTTTCACCAAACGGGGCGAAAACTCCCTTTCTTCCTCATCGCTCACCTTGCTCGGTCGTGCCCTCATGTAAGCAACGAACTTCCCCAATTTGGCACAAACCCTTAGAGACTCATCACTTACCTCAAGATCACTGATCAAGATCGAAGCGTTTTCTCTCAAATATTCGGCGTATCCTCCCGTCAACCTCATGGCAGTCGCTAGGTCTTTCGGATACTGCGAACTAGCCGATTTGTTGGACTCTTGCCTCATACCAGACGCTTCAGAGTTCGCAGCACGCCAAGCTACTTCATCTTCGAACTCATCTTCTATCTCATCCATAATGACACAATCGATAAAACGTGCCCCAAGTTCGGAATCATCGATTTCACGCAATGAACTCGTACCGCATAAAACCCAAGTCATACGGTGCCCCACGTAGTCGTTCATCACCCCATTTCGATAGTGAGTTCGTCCGGCTCCATCGTACAAACCACGTGCCTCTGACAACGTTTGAACTAAGGTCGGGGACTTCAACAGGCTGTCGCCGTCCTTGGTTAGCAGCGTTTTATCTCTTGCCATCGAAGCGATTGAACTATCCTTGGAATTACCGTCTTTGTCCTTGGTGTCCATTCCTGAGTAAAATCCCCGTATTGTGTCCTTGCTCAAGGTGTACTTCCGGGCAACCGCGACTCCCTCAAGCAACGTTGTCTTGCCACAACTTGGTGGTCCGATGATCTTTACCCACAACTGCTCCCCCAGCAACGTTGTACTCATCACCGAACCCAACATCATGACCAAACCACAGTCCAGTCCGAACGTCCAACGCATCGCTTTCTTCCACGAATGGATCAACACGTCCCATTCCGTACATTTGAGGGGGTAGAGTTGGGCACCCTTAGAATCGCCCTCAGAGGTCTTTTTGAGCCATCCTTCCGGGCAGGGGACGAACCCTTGTAAATACTCTTGCATACGCTTGGTGGGGCCTTGTTGGGCCTTCTGTCCTATCTTTGGCATAGTTCAACCTCGATCAATTAGTTTGTTGCGGGAATAGGCGGCTTTGATGATGGAATCGGTATCGGTGTAGTTGGCAACTTGTGAAACGTCTTTCGGCCAACAATTCCCACCCCATCCGAACTTCCCGTCGTGACCGGGGACGTGGGAATATTCCTCTTGAACTCTTCCGGTTGCGAGTAGTCCCGATCTTACGGTTTCCCAACATCCCCCCAAGCTTTCCGTGATTTGCCTGAACTCATTCATGAGAGTAACCAACACGGCACCGTAGGTGTTGGACAACAGTTTGATAAGTTCGGCATTCTCGGCTTTGATCAACTGAGAGTTTCGGATGTTAAGTTCATTGATGAACTTCAACGTTGCCCCCATATCGCTAACAAGGCAATGTCCAACTGGTGGCACGATCTTGTTATCTTCGGGTTCACGTTCGGAAAGGAACTCAGGCCAATAGATCAAGGGAACCGATAGCTTTGCTCTGGCTTTCATTGTGTAATCAACTGGTACGGTGGAACGTATCACCACCGGGATTCCCCAGTCATCTTCTACGATGTTCGCTAGAACTGTATCTAGGATTGAAGTATTAAGGTTTCCATCTTTGCCTTGTGGTGTTGGTACGCAAATGATCAAGTAGTCGCAAGATGCTAACCATCCCCAATTTGCCCCCGGATCAACTGAATCAAAGATGGTTAGGCTATGCCCTTCCTCCTTGATGAACTTACCGGTTGCTTTCCCAACTACGCCGTATCCGATTATTCCGAACTTCATGATTTCTTCTCCTGTTCTTCCTTGCATTGCTTTAGTTGGTCTTCCGCGAATTGGATTAGTTCGGCTTCATACTTGGCGAGTACTTCAGCGGCATCTTGGATGTTGCCTTGTTTAGCAACTGAACAATGAACTACGGAGGCCCCTGCATAGAACCCGATCAGGATGAGTTCGGTGGGTAGCATGGTTGCGGGTGGTTCACCACAACGTATAAAGAAATCAACCAACTCTTCAGCTATCGACTTCACATCGGACGGTTTCAAGACTGTTTTTTGTTCTTCATTCATCACTTGGCTCCTGTTAGAAAATCACGAACGTCGTATCCTGTTTTGAGTTCGGGGTCATGCCAGTCGTCGCCCCACTTGTAGACTTTGATAGTTGACGGTGGGGTTTGGGAGTTGATCAACAGACTGGCAATTCGGCTCATCCCTTGCTTGCTGGCTCCCTCGATCTTTTTATCTTTGACTTTGGGATGTTGTCGCGGGTGGTCGTTTTGAAGACACAACAAAACAACACGGTCGGCAAACAACCGGGTCCACTTGTCGTTGAATGTGTTAGCCGATGGTATCCCTAGCACGTCGTACTTACCCCGAATGTGTTGATAGAATGCTAGAGAATCCCAAGGGCCTTCACATAATGCAACGGTGTCGCGGCCTTGTTGTTGTTCAACACCAAAAACGTGGTGCCCCAATGTTGGAGTTGGCAAGAGGTATTTTCTACCGCTACTCACCCATCGGTACAAACCGCTTTGCTTACCGTCCTGATTGAAACCGGGAAGTAGCCAATCACCTAGAATATAGGACTTGGCAAACTTCCAATCTTTAAGGACACCAACGGACAGAGTTCGATCTTTGGCAAGTTCGGCGTAGTCGTCGTCGGTTGTGTTCTCAAGGCTCAAGTTGTGGAGCTTACGCAAAAAACTGTACTGGTTCCCTTTCTCCCCACACTTCAGACAGTGAAACATTCCGTTCTCGATGCTCACGTTAAAACGGTCATCGCGTCCACAGAAGATGCAATCGCTGCTTGCGTCCTTGTCACCCTCTTGGTAATCCAAGTTCAAACCATGCGATAGATAGGGCCTGAGCTTTTCCGGGTCTTTGCTTACCTTAGGCATTACAGCCCTCCCTTTCTTTTTCTGATCTTGGCTTTCACCTCTTTCAACTTCTCACGTTGATGGTAGAGTCGGCGGTTTCGAACTTCAGCACTTTCAATCTCTTTGAAGTTGAAGGTTATCGGTGCGTCAAGTTCAGCAAGTCGCTCATCTTCCACCATTTGAAACGTGGTGTCTTGGATCACTTCCGCTAGTCGTGGCGGTTTCCAATTGGTGGGCTTGATCCACTTCCCGGTTGAATCTTGGAATGCGTCACCTTGAAACTTCGCTAAGTTCGTGCGGTCGATTTCTTCAAGGACCGACTTATCTTTGACACCACACGCCGAGAGCGTCCCTATGGTAACCACCGAAACGTCGCAGCAACCGTCCACGATTTCGATCAAGTCGATCTTACGTTTCCGATCTGGCTCAAGTACAAAACCTTTTGGGTCAACGGGTGCCGGACTTGCCTGACTGAAGAACCCGTCAACTTTCAACTTCGCATTGAACCCAAGGGCCTCGATGGTTTCGAAAGCCTCTTCCAAGATCAAAGCTGCCCGCAACCTCCGAACGTCCTCATGGGGAACTGTCGGCAACCTTGGCACCGTTTGCTTTGCTTTACGCATGAACTTCTCAACACGTTTTTGATGTTCTGATTTCATCTCTTCCCTCCTATCATTCGTTTACCTTGTGAACTGATCACGAACCGAAAGACTTTCTCACCCTCTTCAGGTACAAGTTGATCTACCAAACCGCGAGCAACTAAACTCTGGTCTGGCTTTCCGCTTTGGTTACCTAAGGCAACCGAAAGGCTACTACTTCGTGTAGTTCGATCTTTGATTTCGGTCGTAGTCATTGCTCGGCCTGACTTCAGAACCTTCAGAATCTCATGTTGGTATTCTGTAAGTTCACGATCCGGCCCGGCATTTCGAAACTGAACCATCACCTTACCGATCAACTCTTCATTTTCTATCTTCATGTAACGATTGAACTGTCCCAAAATGTGAGCATAATCAACAGCCTCATACTGTCGCTTTTTTCTGGGAGTAAGATAGGCAGATAGTTTTTTCTTCACGCCGTTCAAACGTGAGAGAAACTTTTCCTCATCGCACTTTGCCGTGAGAGGGTTCCCATAGATACGATTGAGAGCTTCTACTGGTTCCTTGCTCATCGGTGCCCAAGTCTTTTTGTCCTTCCACGATCCGGTTAAGCCATGCCGCAAATCGGCTACTACCTGCCCGGCTGAGAATGAACTGAACCCCCAGTAACCCATCAACTCCTTGTGGCATGTTGCCATCGATTCGGTATTGAGGTGGGGCGGGTTGTTCATCAACGGGTTGCAAACCACATCAAGCAATAGATCGAACTTCGTCCAGCCTTGAATCCCTCGCATCATCCGAATGTTGCTGAACAATTTAGTTCGGTCCTTCACTCGATGCTTTGCTTGCTTTTTGAACACTCCCCAAGTCTGGAATGGGAAACCGATCAACTCAAGGGTTTCGATCTTGTTGATGAACCTACCGATAGTACAGGCCACTAGCATATTTTTGTGGTCAACTCTAGGACCGTACCAGTAGTTTATCAACCACTTGCTGGTTTTGTCGTCCATTCGTCGGTTGTTGGCGAATCGGTAGTTCAACAAAATCGGGTCATCGGTCCAGGGGTCGTCGCGGTTTGTTATGTACCAGACAAGCTTATTGAACTGATCCATCTTCAACCTCCAATTCTTTATGCTCCCCGCAATTGTTCCCGGCTTTGACTGTCGTGGGAAATGAACCAACCTGATTACCCATGAACAAGGTGGTCGGGGGGTAGCGGTGACAAGTACCTTGATCTAAAACGTTACCTTTAACGAACCAAAAACAATTTGAGCATGTCATCTAGTCTCTCCTATTTGAAAACGTGAGGGTTGGACAGTTGACGATTTCCGGTCAACCGGCTCGTTCGGGTATCACTTCGGATAGGAAAACGAAGGGTGTTTTTTCATCACCACCCGCAACTGCCCAAGGTAGCCTGTCAACAATCACTACCTCCCCTCACTACACAATGGTTTATTCGAATTGTCCTCTAAGGTATCTCAAGATATGTTTACCTTGGTTAGTGAGTTTGTACTCATTCGTAAGCATCCGTTGATTAAGGACAGACAAAAATATTTCTCTCATCGCTTGATCTTTTCCATTTGAGGTTAAATCTTGCAACGTTCGACCCTCATCAATCCCCTTTAAGAACTCGTACATTTTTGGATGTTCTTTTCTGCTCATGGGTTTTTCCTAGAGTTAAATGGTTTGGCCTGTACTCCAATTGTCCCTATGCAATTCCATACTTACGGGCGTAGGCAATCCAAGATCGGACCCGCCTAATTCCATCAGGTTTTTTAAGTTCACGATAACCGAACGCTTGATGTTTCTCGGCACGTCGAAAACGATTTCATCATGCACTTGCATAATCATGTGAATGTGGAAATTTCGTGGCTTGCCCTTGTTGTATTTGTCGATGTAACACTGGCACCGTATCATTGCTTTACCCATCCACCACATCGCTGTACCTTGAACGTGATAGTTCAGAGGCAACGTCGGCTTGATGTTCCCTCGATAGTCTCTCTCTAGTGTGAGAGGGTAACCACGATCTGGATCAACTGTCAGGTCCGGCATCGTTTCCACATAGCCGTTATCTTTTGCGTACTCAACCCACTTGTCATTGAGAGCGGTTTGCTTATCGAATCGTTCCTTGAGCAACTGGTGGGAACCATCCCGCCGAAAGGCTTTGTCGGCTGTCCCTCCGATCTTGTTTACGGCTCCGTACTGAACGGCGAACCCTCCGTTCTTACACCATTGATACCACGTCGAAGGGTACTCTTTTTTGCAGTACTTCCCGGCTTCATTGATGCCTACCAGATTTTCGGCATGTTCCCATAGATCGGGATATACCGTGTGGAAGTTCAACAAATGAACTGATCCGTAGTAGGGAGGTTTGTTTGGTTCCTCAAATAGTTCGATCAAAGCTTTCTCACCTGACTCGTAAGCTGGGATGCGAAGCTCGATGTTGTTTGCGTCAAGTGCCCACCACTCTCGACCGGGAAGGGGACCAAAACAGTAGCGGAGATTGAACCCTTCCCGCTTTGAGATGTTTTGCTCATTCGGGTTTGAACTTGTCCACCTCAACGTATTGGTGCCGGTAGGGTTCAATGTGGGAAAGAGTTTGTACCAGAGGTTCGACTTCTCATTGTGCTTAACTTCAAGTATCCGAAAGTCTTCGTAGCCGTTTAAGTACATCAAAGCGGTATCACGTTGTCGCTTACTCTTCAACGCCTTTATGAAATTGAAGGCCATCGTTTTGGGGTCAAGTTCATTTAGGTATGTGTCCATCGCTTCGGCATTTAGGCTAGGGTTGCCGGTCTTTGCACTTGATTGTACTACCTCAAGATCAAGGCCCGGATGTTCCGAAAACATGAACTCCCTCAAGCTATTGTTGACTCCTGATTTTGGTAACTCAAGCTTGAAGCCTCGACCCCTTGCAAAGTTCACGCAAACGGTTTTGAAGTTCCTTGATTCATCTTGGTACTGGTGGGTAAGTTCACGATGCCGTTCGGCATTCAGAGAAACGCCATGTGTTTGCATCTTGTGTAAGATGGGGAGCAACTTCAAACGGAACTCATAAATGTCTTCCAGACCTTCCTCCTTGAGGTGTCGCTTCATCACATACCCAAGTTGCTCTGTTACTAGGCTGTCGATGTTGGCGTACTCTGAGGTAACGGTATAGTACGGATGATCTTTGGTGTACTTCTCATGCTTTGCTAGGCAACGGGGGAGCCATGCGTCCTGTTTCCACGTTTTGCCTTTTACGCTCGGCATGTCTGGCTCACCCTTTTTCGCTATTCTCCACTTCGGATATTTTTTGCGAACTATGCGGTGGCAGTCCTTCACGGCTTTTTCCATCGCCCGGTCGAATGGGGCAATGTCAACTCCCAAGTATTTCAACGCAAGGCTTGTAAGATCATGAGCCGCTACGGAATCCAAAAGATGGGCAGCAAAAAGAGTGTCTATGGTTTTGTACCAGGGCCACTTGGTAACGTTGATGGTTCCCAAGGCGAGTACATCGAAGACTGCATTTTGTAAGATCAAGCCTTCCGATTTGTTGATCACCTTCCGAACTTGATTAAGTTCAGCTAGAGGTATCAACGGCTTGCGTGTGAGAGGGTCAACGTCCCACTCCCACCATGTGTTGACTTTGTTCTCGCAGATAGTGACAAGATACGGGCGAGTTCCGTGGTTGAAATCAAGGCCGGTTGTTTCGGTGTCTACAGCAATTCCTAAGTTCATTGTTCACCTCCAAGTAAAAACCACCCCCGATTCCTTTCAGGGGTGGCTTCGGCAAGTCTAGTAAACAACGATCTTACGCTTTGATACGATCCCAAGGGACGCTCTTGTAGAGTCGCCCATCGTCACCCTTCAAAGTACAGGTCTGCTTGCCCTTGGTCACCTTCGTGACTTCGTACTCAGCAAACTTTTTCTTCTTATGGGGTTTGGCTTGAACTGTATCACCCTTTTCGGGGATAGCGTTTTCATCATTATCTTCATCATCATCTTCATCATCATCATCGTCGCTGTCGTCATCATCGTCGTCATCACTTGATGCGGCTTCGATGGCTGCAACAACCTCTCCCCAAGTGTCGAAGTCTTCAGCGTCAACACCGGCATCGTCTGCACGCTTCGTGAGAATCTCTTGAGCTTTCTCATCGTCGGCGTCGGCTTTTGCTGTCAAGCTTGCTAGGCTGTCTTCGTCGCTAGGTTCAACTTCATCATCATCGTCATCATCGTCTTCAACTTCGGCGGTTTCATCTTCATCATCATCATCTTCGGTGTCATCTTCAACACCATCATCATCGTCGTCGTCGCCACCGTCGAAAGAACATTCCCCAGACCAAACGGAGTTGACTTGAGGATCGGGGTATTGCTTGGTTGCTTTACCTACCCAAGTTCGGAAGGTGAAATAGGGAGCGGCTTCAACCAAACCGTTCATAGCATCTTCAAGTTCATCGAAGTCCAAGTCTGAAGTGTCCAACCCAAGCTTTCGAAGTTCATTGAGTACCCACCCAAGATGGGACTCGAACGTGGGACGACTTTGACGGTTCGGTGTTTCACAAAGAGGTTCCGGTCCGATGCGAGTTTGAAGTCCTTCAATCTTCATCCCCTTGAACTCTTTTGGTGACACAACAACGGCTTGAGCGGCGAAAAAATACTTTCCTTTCATGTCGCCGGTTTTGTACTGCTTGAAGTAACAAGCAGAGAGGCGAGCAACGCCACCGGTAATACCAGCGGGTAGATCACCACCCTTTCCGAAATCGGTGTCTTCCCCACGAACCGACTTCATCGCTTTGTTACCGACTTTGCCCATTTGTGAGGCGAAACCACTTTTTTTGCTTTTTGCCATGATAGCTTTCTCCAAGGTTAGGAATTGGTTTTGTCTTCTTTTTGCTTTTGGATGTAGTCGTAAATCTCTTTACGATGAACTGGTAACTCTTTTGGTGCGGTGATGCCAAGGCGAACTTGATCCCCGCGAATTTCAATTAACATTACTTCTACGTCGTCGCCCAACATGATCGACTCATTACGTTTTCGTGTGAGTACTAGCACGTTATCCTCCTATGAGTTTGCTGATCTTTTGGAACGTCGGATCAACTAGGACAGGTGGCAAAACTGTTTCCTTTGGTTTCCTGAACTTGATTTGATAAATCTCATGCGGTCCAATTCGCAAACAGTATTCCATTTTGCCGGTCTTCGTTTTGATCTTTACCTTTCCCTCTTTGGTTTTGGTTTGGGTTCGAATAAACGATTGGACTAGATAATCACAGTTTGGATTCATCCAACCGACAACGCCTTTTGTGAGCGAACTGGTGACGTATGGCTTCAACTCGCCATCGTCGGACTCATCATCGAAAGCTCGCTCTTGTGCCAAGATCACGGCATGAATGCCCTCATCCGTAAGGTCTAGGAGTCGCTTGATCAACTCCCTTGTTTGTAAACTCGATTGCCCGTACTGGTCGCGGGTTGCCATCCCCCAGCTACCTTGTGGGGGAAGTTCGTCAAGTCCCAGAATCTCCGCTAGGGTCATCGCTTGTAGACTTGTCGCTGTATCGAGTACTACAGATTTGTATCCGTTGTCCTTTGCATAGTCAACCAGTTCGACGATTTCCGTGGAATGTTTTAGTTCAACAAACGAAACGCCTTTCACATTTCGAACTGACTTCGTTCCATCTTCAGCACCGATCAAGAGCAACGGTTTCGGGAAGTCGCACGCTAAGGTTGTCTTCCCGGTTCCCGAATGCCCGAACAAGCTGAACTTCAAGCCTTTGTTGGTCACCTTAGAAATGTCCTGTATGCGAGATAGAACGTCAACGTGTTTTGAACTCTTCCGCTTTTTGGTTTTCTTCTTAGCTGGCTGTTTGGATATTGCAGGCATTTTGATCCTCCGTAAAAGTGACAGTGATTTTTCCCTCTTCAACTAGACCGAGAAAGCTCGGCCCAAGTTCCTCTTTGGCAGACTTTGAACTCACGTAAAACTCATCAGTAATTTGTACCTTGGTAGGAACTAGCATTTTTGAAACGTTCGCAACTAAGGCTTTTCGGTAGACGACTTGCATTTTTTACTCCCATACTTTTTGATAACCCAAACAGTGGCTTCGCATTTCATAGTAGTCTTTCGAGTACGACCCGAATCAACAACGTGGTCCCCTTGAACAAGTTCGCCACGTCGTGGTGTTTCTGAATCTGATTTTATTCCTAAATGTCTTTGTATCTCTTCGTCGGTCGCACCTACTTTGCCACACTTTTTTAGGTACTCTAAAATCTTATGGCGTTGTGTTCCAATCCTTGGCAGGACTGCTAGTGCTGCGGCTTTGCTAGTTGGGGAACCCTTCACGTATGGTGCCCCAACGTAGCCGGTCGCATAATTGCAAGGTCCGATCTTTGGCATATCATAGCTCCCCAAAAAGAGAATCGACCCGTACCAGTCCCGAACTGTCGCCACTATCGAGATACTTATCAAAGCCTGTATCCCTTCCTTCAGCGATAGGGTGCCAGAGTCCATAGGGCAACCGGTAATGCGTCGGTGTTTGGTTGGGAAAGCAACTCCCACGCAACGTGTAATCGTACACGTCGTCGCTTGTGTGGTGGCAATAATCCCACCATTCGTAATCGTCGCAGAGGGTTTCCAACAGCGGGTTCAGTAGTTGGGTTTGGAACTTCTTTATGTCCCCCTTGGTGATGATCGCATTCCAACGGGCGAAAAAGTGTTCTGGGTTTTCCTTGATCGCTTGCCCAACTCTTGCATAGTAATCGCTCATTTTCTCAGCGGGCTTCTTAGCAGTTGCTTGGTGCGGTCTGTAGCTGAACTTCCCACCTGACAACGGGCGACGTATCACGTTGTAGCAGACGCCTTTAATCTGTTCTTTCCAGCCATGTTCTTTCGCTACCACGTCAAGAGCCGTTTGGTAGAGTAAAGTTTGCAAGTCGAACTGCAAACGTCGGACGATAGACTCTTCATCGAACTGACCCTTGGTTTTGTTCTCTTGCAACCAGATGAACTTTTTCTTTCCGCTCTTAACTAGATCAACGGAATCCATCTTGCCACGGAGGAAAACGGTGCGACCACTTGGTAACTTGTAGGGAACCTTAAAGGTATGCTCTTGTAGCAGCGGGGTTCTGTTCTTCACATGAGTTGACTTTTTCCAAAACTCAACATAGATGGGGAACTGGTGTTTGCAAATGTTCATCCACTTTGAAATGTCGGCCTGTTCCAAGCGGTGGGCTTTGATCAACTTCCCAGAGTACTTTGCAAGTCGATCTTCCCAGTCGTTTTGTGAACCACCAGCGGCCCAGACCTCTTCGCATTCGTGCCACATAGAGCCGTATTCCATCCGGGCGTTAAAGCCTTCGTCAACTGTGAGGCCATCGATTACCCGAATGCGGAACCGCTCACGACAAAACAGATAGTCGTTTAGCAACGATTGGGTGACTCCATCTTTTTGTGGGCCTGCCCACGGTGGTGGCAGTTTCTTTTTCGCAAGCTTCGACTTTGCGAGTTCGGCCTTGATCGTTTTTCCTATGCTAGGCATTAAATTCATTCCTTTCGTGAGTAAGACTTGGACCATAATAATCAAAAGCAAATAGATTGTCCCCAAAATTAAATTCTATTTCTTCTACTAATAGACTTTCTGAAGCGTAATTACCTTTTTCTATTACTAAGGCTACAGCTTCTTTTTTGGTTGCTACGCTAGTGATAACACCAGCTACCCCAAAACCACTGTACCCTTCATCGGTTTGGACTAAAAATGCTTTCATCTTTTTCCCCTAATTGAAAACTTTAACTAGGCTGTCCGAAAGTCGAACTACCTCACGTTGAATAGCCAACTGTTGCCGAGATTTATCAGCGGTCAACAGAGCGGCGGGGTGAACCATATCGGTGATGGTTGTCAGCGGGTCTTTCACCGCATAGGGGAACCACTTCATGGCAAGCTTGCCAACACAAACCACCAAGCTAGGGTTGGCGAGTTCGTAGACTTCAGAGAGTCGTTTGCTGCAACTCTTGATAGATTCCTCTGGTATCTCTTTGGTCACGGTTCCGTTGATCTTTGGAACACAACCAACCAACTGAGTCCAGCCGATGGGTAGAGGTAGATGAACTTCACTAACACCAAGAGCTTCGCCTACAATTTCATCTAAGAGGATACCAGCGGGACCAACGAACGGCTTGCCTAGTACGTCCTCACTTGCTCCAGGTGCCTCACCGATAAAAAGAACGTCACATGGCAAGTTGCCCTTGAAGAGTACAACGTTGTTACGAACTTGAGAGAGTTCGCAATCGGTGCAGTCGCACCATTTCGATTTGTGGTCTTTCCACTTACTCATGGTTGAATCCTCCGATGATAGTTTTCTGGGAAAAGGTAATAATAGAGGCCCTGCCGGATTCGAACCGGGGATTCCTAGCTCTTCTCTTTACTAGGCGTGTTTCCTATTACACTACCGGGCCTAATCACTCTGACATTTTGACTCCACCAACTCGACGCGAGGTTTCGGAGATTTGCCTTCCACCTGTCGCACCGTTCCGGCTTTTGTTCCGATCCTTGCAAGCATGGCAGATTCGGTCGCCGTAATGTTTCGACAATCTCATCTTGCCACAGTGCCCAAGGCATATCCTCATCTTCTCTTCTTCAACTACTGGGACTTTGAATGATGCCATTATTTCCAACTCCGTCTTGCGTACTCCGCGAGCAAGAGAGCATCGCAAAGTTCTAGTTGACGTGCTTTGGTTTCTTTCCACAGTTCGCAGTTCGGGAACATTTGCTGAGCGATTTCTCGCAGCCGTTCTTTTTTGTCCTTCCCTTTTTCCTTCTTCTTTTTTTGAATGATGCCCATGTACTTCATCCACTCTTGAGGCAACGGATTCACGAAGGGAACCTTGGCAGCGGTCAATCCCATGATCAACTTGCCATAGCCGAACCCAAACGTGAAAGCACTGGTAGCACTTGAACCGTGGAAGGCACTCACTCTTTCAACTGCAACCCGTACAATCGATGGGCCGCGTTTGATCGACTCGATAAGCTCCCATAGTTCGGGGTCGGTGTCAGGCATTCGGTGCAATGTGATTTTCTCGCCCTTGAGAAAGACGATTCCACCTTGCCCTCCGGGGTCGATTCCCACGTACCTATTATTGATCTTCGGCATTGCTGACTCCCAAGATGAACTTGTCTCACTTCCTTTACTATACCAGATATGAAAAACCAGAAAGCTCAAAACTATTTGCGGGGCACAAATTGTCGATAGTTTTGGTGAACTACGTTTTGGTTACCTTCCCGTTTTAATGGTTTGACAACTTGTTTCATCGCATCAAGACGCAGCAAGCCGCAAATATTCTCAGTAGTTCAAACTCATCCCAGATATGTGCTAGTATGAACTATGGAGGGGTCTATGTGATGTAAATGTAATGTAGGGTATAGGGGTTGCATCACTTTCCGATTCTGATAGACTTCCTTCCCGGCAAATTTCTAACCTAGCTCAAGGAGGGTTTCTTATGGTACTCCGTATTTCCACATCTCTAATGGATACGTCAGAGTTTTACGATCCGAATGTTGATGGTGCTGAGTTCAACATCACACCACCCAAGAGGAAAAAACGACGAACGAATCAAGTTGTCAAGCCATTAAAACCAACTAAGCGTTTATCGCTTGGTGTCACCCTAGCAATGGGAGAGTTCAAATGCCAAAAGTGAAATCTAAATCGGGTCGGGAAGTTCTTTATCATATGGTCACAACAAACCTCTGTGACCTGAACTCGAAACAGGCGAAAGAGATTCTAGGGTGGGAACCTTCCGATGATGGCGAAAAGATCAGCGGGCAAAAGGTGGTCATGCACAACAACATCACCAACCGCCCGATCTACCAGTCCACGATAGATACTCTTTCCCAGGAAATTTTAAGGGGCCGTTGGCAACTCAACGGGGAGCCTATCATCATCGGTCGAACTGGTTTGGTTCTCAACGGGCAGCATACCCTTCTAGCCTTGATCGCTGCGGAAGCTGAACGTCAGCAAAACAAAGAGAAGTACGAAGAGTACTGGACCCGCCCCTGTAAGATCAACAAGGTGGTAGTTTTCGGTATCGGTGAAGTCGATCAAGTCGTCAACACGATGGATACCTGCAAACCTCGATCCTTGGCCGATGTGCTATATCGATCTAAGCTTTTCGCTGACCTTCCCAAGGGACCACGAAAGAAGGTCGCCAAGATTACCGACTACGCTGTTCGGACTCTTTGGGAACGTACTGGTGCCGGTCTGGACGCATTCTCTTTACGTCGTACCCATTCCGAATCGCTGGACTTTGTAGAGCGACATTTGAAGTTGCTCGATTGCGTAGACTTGGTTTACCAACTGGATCAAAACGGTGGCAAGCTCACGGCGTTTCTACCGCTCGGCCATTGTGCCGGGTTGCTGTACCTCATGGGAAGTTCAACTAGCAACTCATCACGCTATGCTGACCAACATGACGAATCCGTTTTGACTTGGCGAATGTATAAAAAGGCCAAGTCGTTTTTTGTTGATCTTGCCAATGGTGACAAGGGACTCTTCCCGATCTGTCAGGTCATCGCTGACCTAGTTGAAGCTCACGGTGTTCTGCCAAAAGCTGACCGGGCCGCCATCATTCTCAAGGCGTGGTTGTTGTGGTCCCAAGGTAAGCCAGTGAAGTTGACCAAGATTCGACCCGACTACGATGTTCAAAACGGCGAACGGGTTTTGATCGATCAACCGGTTGTGGGTGGCATCGATCTAGGGGTTGGTGGGTAGTTCACCAAAACAGCCCGGTGGCAGTTAATTGCTACCTTGCACATGGACATTATACCCCTTATGGTGCATATCCAACCCCCGAAATATGTCAACTATTTCCCACATTCCAAGGGGAATTATCATCCCTATGGGGCACATTTATGGTACAATGAATGTAGTGAAAGGAATCACGAAGGGAAAGCGGTCGGAACCGACAGGGCCTAAAAACCTGCGGAGTGTTCCGATGGGGCGAGGCTGGAAGCCTCCACCGAAAGGAAGTCCCCCGCGACTGAGACTCATCTCGGAACCCGCCACAGCCGAACTAGGTTTGGGCTTACAAAATCCCCCAACGGATACATGAATCCGGGGGACGATGCCCCGCTGAAATCCTAGCGGCCCCAGGTGGCAATAGGGAACCGGGACCAAATGAGGCCGAAAGCTTACTCAGCCACTCCTCAAATGTGGAGCCAGTTTTTAGTTCATTGCAATGAACGGAAACGGCAAGTTTCAACCGTCAACGTCTTGACCATAGACTGATACGGTTGTTCCTCAAGCATACTGACGACTGTAAATCGTCATGCCTAAAACCCGTTAGTGAGAACGACCGGGTTACTACCGAAGCGTAAAGTTAAGAGGGAACACTAGCAAGCCGAGTCGCCCTAGTCGTTTGTCCTTTTCTAGAGGTATTCGATCCAAGATGATCGGACTTGTTTCGGGTGGTGCGTTTGCGTCAGTATGTTTTAGGAACGAAGTCAAACAGGTGGCGAGGTGATTTGAGAATCTGGGAGTCAGACGATCTTTATCTAGCCGTGATACCGTCGCCCTTCCCGGTTCAGCCGGGAAGAGAGTCACCTGTTTGTTTAATTCAACTAGAAAGAAAGGACAAAATGAAGATTTCAAAAAAACGAACTCTGACAACCGCCGAAAAGAAAAATGCCAATTGGATTTTTCATTCGTCGAGCTTGAGCCGGAAAGGGACAAGCTACGTTGTCCAACACGACACAAACACAGGTGTCAAGCGTTACTTAACAAGTTCAAACGGGAAGAGTATCATCCGATACTCACGCCCCGCATAGAAAGGAAACCAAAATGAAGAAACCAAATAATGCTGTCCACGTTTTTGATCTTGACCCCGAAGCTATGCGAGTCGCTGGTGTACCAGTGATGGTCGAATTACGGGATGACAACTTTAAGGTTGTCGGTAGGGTCAACACGGTCCTCGACGTTGAAGAAATGCGTAAAGCAGTTGCCGCTTGGGACGCTGCTTGGGAAGCCAAATGTACTCGTGACTGTGGAGGAAGCTAGTATGAACTATCCAAATATGGAAGCCACGTTGAAACGTACCACGTTGATCGACGACGATAAACGTTATCGTATCTACTGGCCTTCAACCGGTACGATCATTTTCATTCCAGCTTTCAACTTGAACCGTCGCCATGATGGGTGTTACGAATACCACCACGATGATCGAACGTTCGAAGTTGAGGGTATCCCAACTCCTTGGGATGGAAAGGAAATTGCAATCACAATTGAACCTGTCGAACCTCCCTCTTGGAGGTTGGACTTGAGAAAGGGTAGATAGATGAAACGTGCAGAACACAAGTGGGAACATCCTGAGAAAGGGACTGGCAACTGTGGGAAGTGTGGCAAGCCTTGTGGCGAACCACGTCCCGGTGCGGTTGTCTATCATGGGAAGTGTACCTTCCCGGTTCCAGTCGAACCTTATGAGGGTCGGCATGAGAACTTTTTCAATCAACCAACTGAGTAGAAAGGAAGTGAATTATGACATTTACAAAATCACCCTTTGTTGAAGCTCTTGAGAACGGCGATAACTTCCTCCTTGATGAGGTTGATGAGCCGGGACCGAAGTACCTCACAAAACGGATCGTTGATCGTAAGCTTACATCGATGCCACCATCCGGTTATCGATGCTTGACGGTTGACGGTTACACGAAACGAAGTGGTGCCCCAACTCACACGATGGTGATGTTGGAAGGCGAGAGCCGCTGGCGACGTGTTTACTTTTGGTGCTTCTCGAATTGTTCAACTGAGTTCATCAAGGTCAAAGGTGAGAACCTAATCATTCGATAGGAGGAAACCATGCGAACCAAATTTGTCTGGGGAGAAACAAGTATGCCCGTGGGTGGTCGAACTGACCCCCGCGAGGCATTTACCGGCGACGTTGCTGCCGAATACGAAGAGTGGCTTGACGACGTTGACGAAAACGAAACTAGCAAATAGATAGGAGGGCACAATGCCCAAGCTAACAGATTACAAAGAACTGGTTGAAACCATGCACTTGATCCTTGAGGATCATGGGAGGTGTTCGACTTCGACCATGCAACACGATTTGCAATGCCGCATCGGCTACAAAAACGCCGGTCGCGTCAAGTTCATGCTAAGTCTGCTTGAGGAAACTCAGCAAGTGAAGAAACGTGGAAACAAGTGGTATTTTGTCAAGCCTGAGGATCGGGGAGTAAACTCAACCGGTTCATCCGACTCATCTGGTTGGGATGAAGCTGAGTTCCGGCGAAGGTTTGATCGTGAGGTTCAAAAAACTGAAGCCGCTGAAGCGGTAGCGAACCTTAAACAAGATACCATCGACTCGTTACGGAAAAACGTTTCCGATCTTGAGAGCGATATGGCAGACGTTCGGGCTGAAGCTAAGAACATGGCTGGACAGGTTCATACTGTCCAGATCAAAAATGGAAAACGAGTTCTACGAAAGGTCAAAGCGGCCTTTCATACGAAGTTCGCCAAGCTCTTGTTCTTTGCTCAGAAACGGATGAACACTTTCATCTACGGACCAACCGGTTGTGGCAAGACGTTCATCTGTGAACAACTTGCAAGCTGTCTTGTGTTCACCGTCGATAGTGGTGACTACAAAGTTGGTGACCCTTTACCCTTCTACTCAATCTCCTGTACTTCGGGAATGAGTGAGGGCAAGCTTGAGGGTCGTCGATTACCCGGCAAGGGTGGCGACTTCGAATATACGATTAGTGAGTTCGTCAAGTGCTTCGAGAACGGAGGGGTGTTCCTCTTAGATGAACTTGATGCTTGCGACCCGAATGTTCTGATGATAATCAACTCGGCTCTGTCGAATGGTTACATGACGCTTGCCAATCGTAGCGAAAACCCGGTGGCTCATCGCCATCAAGATTGTGTCGTACTCGCAACGGCCAACACGTTGGGGACTGGTGCTGATCGTCAGTACTCAGGACGCAACAAGCTGGACGGTGCAACGATGGATCGATTCAGCGTGGCGAAAGTCAAGCTTGATTACGATCCGAACGTTGAAGCTCAACTCATTCACCTGAAGCCTTTGCTCAAGCTTTGCTTGAAGATTCGCAAGGCTATCGTGGAGCATGGTTTGGAAAGGGCCATGAGTACCCGCACCATGTTGGACTCTCAAAAGTCTATCGTGGATGGACTACCCAATGCCTACGTCGAAATCTTCGGTGGGCGTGACGATGGTTTCTTTAGCGGGTGGCGTGAAGATGAGCATCAACAGATACTTGCCAAGGTGCCTGAGCTTCACCGATTGGCAGAGTACGATGGTGGTGCTACTGAGGAAACTTCCGAAACTGAAGCAACTTCTGAGGCTACCGAAACCACGAACTTCGAAATGCCTGAACTCATTGGTTCTGCAAAACAGATCAAATGGGCTAAGAACCTACGAAAGGACTGGTTCAAAAAGGGTTCGAAGACTTGTGAGTATGTCGTGAGTCGAAACCCGGAATGCAAATTCTGGATTGACAATCGGTTCAACATGAATGCGATTTTTCAAACTACCAAAACCGCTCTAGGTTTTGATAGCTAAATTTAACCAAACCCTCGCCGGGTTCGCCCGGTGGGGTAGGAGGATTCTATGAGACATTTAATCAATGAAGAAAACAAGACTGAGATTTTCAGCTTCGACTCTCAACATCAAGTTATCGAGTACACGAAGGATAGCTTGTTCGAGGTTCGCAAGGAATCGTTCGTGGGTGAGAATTTCAACTCTTGGGATGATGTGAGGGCGAAAGCCAAATCTTGCTGGTCGGAAGGACTAGCGACGATTGAGGATTTCACCCGTCGCCTGATCGAAGAGGAAATCCCAGAAATCAAGAGTATGAAACGTCGAACGGAGTTCGATTGGGATGAGGGCGACGAATGCGATTGGGATCGCATGATGCAAGGTGAAGCATTCATGCGAAAAACCCATCGTGAGAACTCGACTGGTGCGACTGAGATAACAGTCATCACCGATACCACAACGGCTTGTGGTGTTCCTCACAAGGATGTGCTTTGGCGTGGGGCGGCGGCTCTTGCTCTCACTAAGATTTTGGAGGACAAGGGTTACAGTGCTGAGTTGTGGGTAGTGAATGGGTCGAACCTGTTTTCTGGAAAGTCCCACGGTGTTTGTACTGCTTGCTGTCTCAAACGGTGTTCTGATCCGCTCGACATTAGCACGTTGTGCAATACGGTTGCTGGTTGGTTCTACCGCTCAGCAACGTTCACCTTGTTGCAAACCATTTGCGACAAACAGGGTGAGGCAATTGCCGGGGGATACGGTCATTGCTACTCGCCAACGATGGCAGACTTGGATTTGATCAACCGCGACGTTAATCGAATCTACTCAACTGGTTCGGTGAGTTTTGAAGGTGCCCTTACCAAGGTCACCCACGAACTCAAACGGATCGCTGACAATCTGCCGATGTTCGATCAGGACAACGATAGCTAACCCTTTGCGTGTTACCCGTCATCGTGGCGGGGGGCACTTTCATACTTCAACGAAAGGAAACATCATGTTTTCAAAATACGAAACGGAAAGTCGTCATGCCATCGAAGTTTACCTTGAGGACGGGATGGTGTTCGATACGTCAGGACGAAAATTGCCTTGTCTTGTTCCTCACGTCAACGAGGTTTTCCACAACCCTAGCGATTTCGAGTTGCTAGTAAACTTCAAAGCTTCCGGCTCCTACGATAGTGGTGATATGGTGACGCCACCCCATCACGAAGAGGACCGAGAATTGGTTTCGGTGGAGCTAGAAGAAACTCACTATGGTCCTCTTTGGGCTGACTTCAAAGAGGGAAAGCTTGAGCGTCACCATCAGAAAATCGAGTTGCCTGTTGCAACTCAAGAGTTCCTCTTCGGGTTCTACCTTGAGGACGTTTACAATGTTGAAATCGAAAGGGAGGTGTAATATGAGCGACACAAAACGAATCGATGAGCTCCGAGAGCTTTACAAAACGATAGCCGCGTTTGGGGAACGAAAGGCCCCCAGTGACAAGTTCATGATGTTCATGAACCCCGGCAACAAGCTGGTGATGATGCTTGGCGAACCTGTCAAGTTCCGGCTTTGTGAGGGTGGGGTACAAGGGTTTTTCCGACTCCCAGAGGATTGGGTGTCACTTCATGAACCTCTTGGTGAGGATGATTCGGTGACGGTTGCTCGACAATTGGAAACGGATCGGACGATCAAGATCACTTCGTACTCATCCAAGACACCAGAAAGCGAGGTTGTGTGATGAACGTTCGAAGTGCTGCCAAGCTGATTGGGTGTTCTGCCAAAACGGTGGGCACCCAAATCAGAAGGGGGAAGATTACTGCTACGAAGATTTCTACGCCTCTCACCGCTGCGGGTTTCGTTTACGATGTGAGCCGCAAAGAGGTCAACCGATACATTCGGGATACCAAGGTGAGAGGTAACCAACGAAAAGGCTAACGAAAGGAAAACCATGAATACTCTAATTGAAAAGAGCGACAACTGGTTGAAGGTTCCCAAGGTGAAGAATCGACCGGCAACAATGAACTGCATTCTCTACTTCGGTGAGAATGCGGTTCATGTTGTCCCCTTGGACCCAAGTGCCGAAGACTACGAAAAGGCACGTGACAAGGATCGTAAGTATCCCGCTCGACTCGCCAAGCGACTCAAGGCGGGGAAGGTGGAACAGGCCGAAGCTCGAAAGGCTTACGCCAAAGAGTACGCTGAGAATGACCGCTTGCGAAAGGTTCATGCGAAAGCAATAAAAGCTCACAAGCGACTGAACAAGCTCACCTCCAAAACGATTGGGGGTGAGTGATGTTTAGAGTCGAAGCAATCGAGAAACGGCAGACAGACACCAACGGCGTAGAAGCTACTGAGGTGGTGTCTGTTGAAGTGTTCGAAGAGAAAGAAGCGGCCTATGCTGAGGCCGTTGAACTAGCAAAGGACTGTCACAAAGTCAACATCTGGTCCTTGGATGCAACCATTCAGGAGGTGAAAGGTGAGTGATTATCAAAACGAACTCAAAGCTCTACAGAGGAAACACGGTCGGCATTTTCCAACCTTGGGACAAGCTCTTGCTTGGGATAAGGAAAACCCATCGCTTGCTGAACTCAAGAGGATCAACAAAGAAAGAGAGGCAAACGATGCCGAAAATAAAACGAAAACGTAAGGGCAAAAAAATTCTGCCACCAAGTGCCGCCACGCCCGGTGGTGACACAAAAGCCGCAACCCGGCAATCGGTCAAGGACCGAACGCAAACGGTTTCGGTCACCAAGGTAGTGTTCCATCTTTCCGATGGAAGTGAAATCGAGGAAACCTACCCTACGGTCATCCACTGGTCGGAAGGGAAACGTGGTTTTGAACTCAGTGGTAAAGTTTACCCGGACGAGGTGAAACATGGTTAAGCACGAATTTTCTACGGATACGGTTACCGATATTCGGAACCATTTTGAAGTCCTGAAGCTGAAAGCAGAAGCCGCTTTTGGCAAGGCCGTTTTGGATAAGGCCGATGTGACACCTACGGATGATCTGGCTCAAGCTGCAAGAGAGGCAGCAATGAATATCAGATGCCTTGAGAACATTCTCAACGTGTACTTCGATTCGGCCTACGAACCGGCTGAACCTGAAATGGTTGAGCCTACCAACTGCAACCCCAATGGGCACAATCTTGGGTGCCCTTGTGTGGACTGTCTTCGTTTCAACGTCGAGGATGAGGTGGAGGATGTGACTTTCACCCGCGAGTAACGAGAAGGCCCCATTTGAGCCTTCCAAGGATTGAGGGTGTTCCGACTCCCTTTTTCCTCAGGAGGGCTTAAAATGGACTCTCAGAACCCTTATTTGGAGAACCTAGCTATGGAAGCTACAACAGAATACGAAATGCTCTTGATCGATAAGGTCAAGAGCCTGAGAGCGGAAGCTGAACTCTTGCACCAGGAGAAAGCTCAACTTGGTGTAAAAGTCGAAAAGCAACAACAGTTGCTCAATGAACTCAGACGGGACATTCGGAAAGAGAAAGAATCGGTTGCAAACCTCTTGGAGAGGCTTGCCGAGAAAGACAAAATGCTTGACCTGTTAGGAGGTGACGAATGAGCGACAAACGAGAATTGAATCCTATCGAGGTACTTATCATGAGTGAGGCCATGAAGGTATTGTGTAAATACCTTCCTCATGTCCATAGCGACGATGTGAGGATTGAGAAAGCGGTTCGCAAGCTTGAAGCCACACTCAATGAATTGGATGAGTTGGATACTACGTTGGGCAAGGAAGCAATGGAAAGAAACTAGAAAGGAGAATGAGATGGACAAGTACGATCTATCTGGTTGGTTACATTACCATGTGAGAGAAACTGGCTGTACCATTTTGGAGTACCCAATACATTGTAGTATTGCTGTCCTTGGTACACTCTTTTTGGCTTACCTACTCACACTCGAAAGAAAAACCTCTGCCGACTGATCGAGCAGCGAACCAATAACAAACTCAATCAGCCGACAAAGGAAAGGAGATTTAACAATCCCCCTTGGGCACTTGCCCTTGGGGGATTTTTTCGTTGGTGAACTCAGGAATGCCATTTGCTTTGTTGTCCCTACGCTGTTGCCAGATGGCATAAAATTTATGCTTACGTTCCTCGCTATCTCTGGGGATAGAACCATCAACCATTTGCGTGGATCGACCAAACCAGTTCTCCCCACAAGTCCCTAGGTGGAGAACTTCAAACGGGGGTCGAAGCTTTCGCTCTTTCGGCCACTTGGCTTGGAAGAATGAGTCGGCACCCCCGGCGTGGCTCCAGTTGGTTTCATGCCAGGGTGTTGCACCAAGGTGAGAATCATCACCGTGGAAAATTTGTGTGTAACCGGCCCATTCAGCCTGTTGCCGATGTAAGGGAAAGGTAGACCAAAGAGTTTCGGGGGGTACATTCACCGATCTTAGATGCTCAATGTTTTCCATCATTCGACGCATTGGGGTATAGAGGTGGTCATGGTTCACCACCCATTGAGGAATGACCTTAGGCCAAAGAATGTCAGCGTCCATTATGCAAATGATTCCACGTCTGCCGAAAATGTCGAGTCCCTCCTCAAGGGCACGCCATTTGTTGAAGTCGGCACCATCCCGATAAAAGGCATCGGTGATGTGAAGCTGACAATGGTTTTCTAGGGCTATGTTTTGGGTTACCAAATCCCCCGGCGACGTAACGATCATTGCGTCATCAAAGTGGTGCCGGTTGTATGGGAGGGTGAACTCAAGGAGGTCGCCATAGTCAACACATACTAGAATCATTCTCATGGCTAATACCTTGTGAATAAGTGAAGTGGTCTGTTTTCTCGTTGGCCGTGACCAAGGATTTTATGGTCAGTAAATTTTGTGTGATTCAAAACGTGGTCAACGAACTCATCAGGTTTACATGGGAGATTCTTTTGGTAAGCACCGAAGGATAGATCGCAAAAAAACACTGGAGTGATAAACGAAATCATCTGGAGAACTCTAGTCACGTCGTGGGGATTGTCTCGACCTACGTGCATGAGAACACTCAAGGCAAGGACTACATCAAAATGCTCATTGGACTCTACGAGTATCTCTAAAAACTCATCGATAGGAAAATCTTTGTATTCGATTGAGGTGTTGGAGTTTTGATATGACCACTTCTCCATTGCCTCAGCCATAGCCAACTCAAAGCGACTTACATCGACGCCCGTTGCTGACCATCCCAAGCTTTGGAATTTTCGGCAGAACCAACCAGAATGACAACCAAGGTCCAGCACTTTACTAGCATCAAAAAGGGGAAGTTGTTTAACGATCATATCCCAACGTTCGGTACAGGGTTGTGCTGCGGTTCTGTTCCACTTTGAAAAGTCAGGATGTGGAAGCGGTTGGTAAAGTTCAGGTTTCCCAGGTGGGTAAACACCGAGCTTCAACGTTTCCCACTCTTCGCTCTCATCACGCAAGACCTCGACCTCGATGAACTGAGCTACCCCGGTTTCCTCAGCAATCATCTGTAGTAGAGCTACCCGCTTGTTACCTTGAGCAACACAAATTTTTCCGACTCGATTGATCCGAACGGTTGGTCGTTCGCCGGTAGTGCATTTACTTATTTGGTAACCTTCCTCACGCATGAAACGGTGAGTCCGTTTTGCACATTTGATAAACTGCTCCCACCTCCAAGCTTTACCTTTTTCCGGCGTGCTGTCTTTGGTGGGTAGTTCATCAAAAACAGAAATCAACATTTCGTGCCAGATTTTATAGATTGCTAAGTCTTTATCGGGGGTGTCTGGATTTTCGTCGAGTTGTGCAAAGGTCTGCTTGTAATGTTCCCAAGTGAGTTGAGGAAAGAAACGTCGATCACCCTCTTTGTGGCTCCCAGGCCAAAGGTCGTATACGTTGACTATCATTTGTTTGCATTCCCCATGTAATCGGTTGTTGAATTTAGAGGTTTCCCAAGTTGCACTAGGTTGGTTACAACTTCAATTTCACGTCCAGGCTTTTTTGGTTTGAAAATATCTTGATACACTTCACTGGTTTGTTCCTTGTCGTCTATGGCATTTGCAAGCTGACCATGACCACGAAGAGGGACACCACAATCATGGCAATGTTGTCGGACCTGCCACTTGAACGACTCCATTTTTTGCTGCCACCAACCCTCCGAGATTTGCAGACCTGTATCTCGGACTCTGGTATCGTTTTGGCGAAGCATAGCTTGGGCACCAGCTATCTCACAAAAGTATCCTCGAAGCTCTCCACGGAAAACACAAACCATCGCTGACCAATTTTGGTTTATGTCACAAAAGGAAATCAATTCATAGCGGTCCTCTTTTGGTATACCAAGGTCATCCATTGAAACGTAAACAGGGGAATGCCGGGAATCCTCATTAAGTCCGAAGGGGGCACATTCCGGCCAATCATGTTTGAACTCATCGAAAGCTTTTTGGTTCAAATGAACGTTTAGGTTACTCACCGCTGGATTGAAGGTTTCCCGCATCGCTCGACCTTTGCCCATCGGGTTGTTGCACCATAGGCCCCTCTGCTCCTTGGGAATATACTTTCGCATGATTTCACAGATCGCTTCAAACTGTGGGTGGAGAGCGGGATTACCCCCAAAGATTCCCACCACGCCCCAGTAGTCTTTAAGCGTTTGACAACTTGTTTCGAACTGCTCTAGGGTCATCATGCCAGGGTTACCGGTGAGATTGCTTCCTTGTGTGCAAGCATAACAAGCTCGATCACATGCCCTAGTCAACCAAATTTGAATTACACCACCCCGAAATTTTCGAGGTCGTCGTTGTCCCGGTGGGACCATTTTGGATAAACAAGTTTTTTCGTCCATTAGTAACACTCCCTTAGGTCTTTGATACGACTAGCAAGTTCTTTACCTTGGACTCGGAAATCGTAAAGTTCCTTTGCGACATTTGCAAAATACCGTTGACGATCATAATCGTATTCTTCATAGAGGTCTTTTACGATTTCGAGAATCTTCATGTAAGACGTTTGTGGATGGACTCGTATGAGGTTGTCATCAATACCGGGAAGCACCTCATCGTGGGGTAGGTCTGTAAGCACAAGACAACCACATACGGTGGCTTCTATGAGTTTCCTGAGTGCATACCCATAAACGCTAGAAGTGCATACAGCGACCTTGTAGTGGTTCAGCATATCAAGGAATCCAGGGGTGTTTGAACCGTCCCGGTGATAACCAGGATGTTGCAAAAGGTCGATAGTTGTGCTTGCCCGATTATTCAAGAGGTTGTTTTTGATCAAAGACCTGAGAGGGTAGTGGTGACTCATAGCCCCAGAAAGAAGAGACTTGTTTTTTCTCAAGACATTAAACTCTGGCACAATGTCTTTATTGATGGAATGGTAAGTCCGAATTAAATGTTGTGGTCGTGTGTAAGGTGCTAGGTGACTCACAATGTCTTGGTGATAGTAAGTTATCCAAGCATGACAACCAATTTCTTCGGCAGCTTGTCGATGGTACTCAGGATTTTGATGACTGTCTTTGAGGATCGTAAGCTTGAAAATATCCTTACGAGTTGCTAGGTGTTCGGTGTTGAGAAACCTTGCATCGGGGTTTCGAAAGTTCCCAGGGCGAACGTCCCATTCTCTTTTGTCTTGGACTACTACAACACTCGGATCGATTTGGTTTAGTAAAACCGGAATACGTCGATCACCATAAAGGTCATGACCACATAATGTGTAATCGTTGTACTCAAGAGCTTCAGCGATTTGCCACCCTTCGTCAGTCATGTGCCGTTTCATATCTTCAACGGCGAGAAAAATTTTTCTGCCACCACATATTTTTTTGTAGTCGGGTTGTGGTAGCTGTTCAATGTCTGGTTTTTTCAACCCACGTATTACGTCTTTGACGTAGTATTTGGTTCGCACGTTGTAATCTCCTCTAAATGTTTTTCAGCGTTTTCAAGCTTGCCCCCAAGGACACGCTTAGCCCAACGATGGATAGAGTTCAATTTCTCCTTTCGTTTTGAACAACCACAATCCTCGACACCGAGAAATTTCTCAATACGTTCGGAAGTAATACCAATCAAGGCTAATGCTCCCTCAATATTGTCTCCTAGATATTTCTCATTCGGTCTTATTGGTGAATCACTCATGAGTTCTAAAGCATCGAATGCTGCCCCTAAAAATGTATCGGCTGTTGGATGTATCTTGTTTCCCATACTGCTAACCTTGCCGGTATGCTGAACCAAGCTAGGGTTGTGAACGTACTCAAGCCTGTTTGTCTTTCTCATCACCGTGACTATCGCACCATCCACACTACTATGAGATTTAGTCTTGCTCATAGGCTTGTCTACGAAAGATTGGTAGGTCATGACGTGCCGTAAGGTTGCATTGTCGAAAACAGTTGCTACCGCACCTTTGCCATTGTTGAGAGGTGAATTGTACCAACCGGTTTTGCCCTCGATCTTGTTTTCTGGGAAAAGGTAGAGATTCCAATAGCCGTTTGATGGGTAGGTACATGACTCTAAATATCTCCTTAGGTTTCTATAGGTGATAAAATCGTCTTGGAAAATTGCGTACCGGTCTGCTCTCGGCTGTCTTAGGTAAAGCTCTAGGGCAGTCGCCCACCAGTTGCCGAAGGTTCTCAACGGGGGAACGTGGATGGTTTTCTCAAGAGTCCCAAGGCTTGAGGTATCCGTAGGTTTCCCATCGATGAAAATACGTGGTCGATGGAAGCCAGCATTGGCTAGAGAATCAAGAGTTTGTTTGGTGAGTCCCGAATCGATCCGTTCGGGAACCGTTGTTACACCATACGCCCAAGTAGTCATTCGATTCACTCTCTCCCATGAGTTAGGATTTCGCTATAGGGAAGCTCATTAGGCCAACAAAACTCATAGCCTAATCGGTTAGTTGAGGGGAAGAAAACAATCCCGGCATCTCCACCCTGTTGGTGTCCTATATCTGCAACGTGTTTTGGTTCAATACCCAAACTTTTTAACTGCATGTTGAAGTGTAGACATTCACAACCTACGATCAAATCACGATTTTCATTTGTTGTTACTTTGAAAACTGGCTTTTGAAATTGTTGTAGTAGTGTCGCTGAAATTCTGAAACATCCCGCTGGAACTGTCTCAGCACTATGACTACATCCACCACTACAAACATAGCGAGAGAAAATGAGTTCGTGAGGGTCTGCAAGCATTGCAGTTGTTTGGATGGTTGGAACCATATCATGGTCAAGCATCAACAAATGTTTCTTCCCTCTTGGTACATCATCCAAAAGAAATTGATTGATCGTTTGGTTGCGAGCAACATCAACACTAAAACCAACTTGACTTCCACGTTTCCAATCGAGTTTTTTACCTGACAACCATCGAGAAAGGAAACTGTTTGGTGCCGTGTTGTGACACATAACATAAACTTGTAGTTCGCTTAAATTCATTATGGTCCTGCCGGTTCTGCAAATCCCCAATAAGATACCCAACTACTTGTATAACTGTAGTAACCATACAAATGCCCAGCATGGTCGAATGCTGCCCAACAAACATCAAGACTTCCAGCAGCATCGATAGGAAGATACACCGTAGTAGCACAATCAGCAATTGCCGTACCCACAAAAGGTATCTTGTGAAATATGGTATTGTCGAGTCCTGAGCCTGTTCCTACTAGGTTGCCGCGACAACCGATCCAACAATCATCAGGATCAATGAGGCCACTACAAGTACCGGTAGGAGATTGGACTGGATCAACAAGCCATTCTCCGTGGCGTGTTAATGTGATTGGTCGATAACATTCATCAGTCCCAACATTAGCTTTTCCGATATTGTAAACAGTCTGGTTTGAGGCAGCACTTGCACTCATAGCCCCAGTAGCTTTATTGATTTGGAAGATTTCACATGAAGCTGTTCCAACTATCACACTAGCACAAGCTGCGGTTCCAACACCAGCTATCCCACCAGTCGGAATCTTTGCAACGAAAGAATTTGCAAAGGAAGTACTCACCCCTTTCGTTGGACCCGGTTCAGTTTGAGGTTTATTCCTAGCATCTTTGAGGAGCTTGTTGAGGAGCTTTCGGTCCTCTTCATTCAAGACGTAGATATTTTCAGCCATTAGTTCGCCATGATGGTGAGGGTGTAATTTGCAGAACCCTTGACGCATTTGATTTGCAAGAGGTGGGGAGAGGTCACATCGATAGCTCGACCTTCCCCAGGTTTGATTGGGATCGAGTTGATTCCTTTACACTCTTCACAAAGTGCCACGTAGATAACAGCCGCATCAAAAATCTCTTGCTGCTCTTTTTCAGGAATGACAGATTGACCGATTCCTGTTTTGTTTTCGATGAAGACACAACCAGCGTTTTCGGTATCGAACCAACCTAGATCGAGGTGCTTCCAGTCCTCACCTATTGTGAGTCCACGCCGTTGGTATGGTTGCTCTAGGTTATTGAGCTTTCGAGTCGATCTATTGTCAACTGCGAGAGCCTGACCTTGGATCGGTATGTGGTACATCGTGATGTTGGTTGTGATACGGTCGTAATCGATTGCTTGGAGTTTGCTAGGTTCTTCGCTCATTTTTCAAATGCCTCAACAGTGCAGTTACATGATGCGGTATCTGCTTTCATATAAAACTGGTAGGTGCCAGTGTCGTAGGTTCCCGTACCTACAGCAGTACCAAGTAAGGAGGTGCCCAAGAGTCTTGAGAGTCGGATTGTGAAACCTTCCCCTGCCATGATTTCACCCCAGGGGTAAAACTCGATGCCATCATAGACTCCATAGGTAACGTAGTTTGTGGTGTCGTAGTTTTCCATACGACAAAGGCCCGGCGTTGTGAGTGTACTAAGATCGACGACCACCCCAATCGTTGTGACGACCATCGCACCAGGGACCGGGCCGTTTGGATTTCCTGTTCCAACGTCTGCTTGGTAAGAAGACGGGAAAGAGCGATAATCAATATTTCCAACCTTGATAGCAAGGCTACTTTTAATTGTTGCTTCATTTGCCATTTGGGTATTCCTTACGAGTCAAGAACCGCTGGTATTCCAAGCTCAAAAAAATTGTTTTCGTATGCCCAAGCTACGCTAGGAAAGAGTGAGGGGACTGCCGGATTACCTTTTTCACCCGCACCATTCAAAGGTGACTTGTTAGGTAATGGTTGTTGTGTCTCTGGATCAAGCACAACCTTGAAAGAATCTGAGTCCGTTTTAGCTCCAACACCATCCCAGACTTTGTATCCATAATCTACTATGTCATCAATGTCGTGGGTGTAATTCGTACCGTCGTGAGCTACCTCGAAATCAAGGGTTCGGGTGTAGTAGATATTACATCCCCCATAGAACTCTCTCGACCAACTGATACTTGAGAGCATGACACCGCGAGCGGGAATCTCCCAAAGCTCGGCATCATTCACGCCATCAATCATCAGAACCAACGTAGCTAGTTGAAGGTCGGCAACATTCTGAGTGATAGAAACCGTTGGGTTACTTCCCGGTCGAGTCAGCCCCTCTATTTCTTCCAGAGAACTTGTAAGTATCGCAGCACCATCTTTGTCTTTTGTTAATCTTCTTTGGTGCTTTACAAAGCTCCCACTAATTTTATCGGGTTCATCAAGGGGGTCTTCGACTTTATGATCTTGGCAACGGTTCTGTGGTTTGGTCGTGAAATGTTTGGTTACCTTCCAGTAGTTTCCACCAGCATCTTTATCAGCACTATGTAAAGCTACATTAGTTTTTGGGGTACAGTATGCAAACACATCCCCGTCATTGGTTCCCGTTGGTGACCAAACCGATCCGGTTTGAGGTAGCCCAGGGGTGTATAAAACCATGTTAGGACCATCTAACCGACTGGTACTTTTGACTTTGTAAATGAGTGTGTAGTCCCTATGCCCTTTAAGGTCTTGGGTACAACTCCAATCGATTGGTCCACCTAGAACTGAAGTAGTCATTATGCTTCCGCTGCTCCTTCGAATGCTGCTTGTGCCATCTCGTAAGCTTTGCTTGTTCCAAGTCCAGTTTTTTCGTCGTCTGACATTCCTTTAAGAACCTCAACGATTTCCTTCAAAACTTTCATACCTTTCTCGCCGGTTGGTAAACCTAAGGCAGTCATAGCCCCCGCTGCAATACCAACCGCATCTTTTTGCCCAATCCTCTTTCCTTGCTTGTTTGCTTGTTGCATTGCAAGACCTTGCAATCTCTTGTGTTCCGATGAACCTAAACGGACTGCCGACTTGTCTAATTGCAAAACAGCTTCCTTTGCTTTCTTCAGGTCGAGAGCACTCTCAAGCTGTTTTTCCGCTGCTTTCAAAGCTCGATCATGAGTCTCTTGACTAATGCCGTTGTCCATCTTTTTGAGGTCAGCGAGTTCCTTTTGTATCTTCCTGAATTTCTCAAGAGGTGTAAGGTATTGCTCTGTCAATGCCTTGGCTCTTTTTTGGACTTTCAATAAGTCTTCTTTTGCTTTGAGTTCTTTTGCTGCTTGTTCGATTTCCCCCATTGTTTCAAAATCATTATTTCTAAAAGCTTTTTCAGCTTCAATCTGTGCCCTTGACCAACCAAAAAATTCTACCTGTTCTTTGAGACTCTTCAGGTAACTTTTTGAACTCTCTTCCTGTTTTAGATTCTCACTAAGAATAGCATTACTCATTTTTTCAGCTTCTTCTTTAACTTCACCCATATTAGTTTTGAGTTTCTTTAGGAGTGAAATGTCAGTTTTCAATTTCATCCCAGACATGAAATCAATTTGTTCCCCACCTACTAATTTTGCCGCAGCGTTAGTAGGAAGAACAGCAATTTGCTTAAACGTCTTTGTTGCTATTTGTAAAATATCGGAAAATATATTCTTCCATTGGGTAACAAAAAATAGACCTACAACAGCTACGTTGTGTTTGAAGTTCGCTATAAACCCTAAAAACTTTTTCCCGAACTCTTTCATTTTCTCCCCAGCTATCGAGAACATTTTTAGTAGTGCTGGATTTTGCTGAACATAAGCATACAAAGCAAAGAGTGCCCCAGTGATAGCCGCAATTCCGGCAGCTAGTATCGCAAAGATTGGAATGAGTACCCAACCACCACTAGCTATAAAAGAGAAGATTGCAGGGAGAGCACCAATCAAAACGATTAGAGAACCAAAGGCAGAAATCAAAGGACCAATGAAAGTCAGAATCGTACCAAAAGCAATCCCAAGCATGATTGCTACACCAACAACTTTTTTGAACTCAGGACTAAGAGATTTGAAGTACTCACCAAATTTTTTGACATACTCGACTACAGGTTTCAAAACTGGAATGAGAGCTTCACCTACTTGTTTGAAAACCTCCCCAAATGTATCGGTGATTTCTTTTTTAAGCTTGGTGAGTCCCTCAGACGCACCTACAACTTGACTAAACATACTTGAGAAAAATCTTTTCATAGAGGCACCTGTCTTTGAGATACCTCCACCCATTTGTTGGAAACCCATGCCGATGATTCCCATTGTCATACCAAATTTTTGTGCTGCTAATTTTGACCTTTGTGTAGCAAGCTTAGCTTTCTCAAGTTTCTCAGCAGCTACATCAACAACCTCAGCCACAACGTCCCAACTCTTCCCAACAACTGAAACAGCTTGTTTCGTTTCATTCTCTATATCCTTCAAACCTTTCTTATAGTTTTTAAGGTCGGCTATGAAGGTAACCACAAGTTTTTCTAACTCAGTCGTTGCCATTAGTGTTTTCCTTTTTTATCCCAAGCATTCCCATCCAAGCGGATTTTGAATCATGGGTAACTTGTTCGACTGATTTTGGTTTCTTTACTTGCTTGACAAACTTGATAAGAAAATCATCCATCTTGATGTTGTTCTTATTGTCGGCCAGAACTCTTCTGACTTCGGCTGAGTTTTGCATTAGGTAATGGTCGGTACGACTTGGGTTATTTAATTCGAGACTTAGCCAAGCTACGATCATTTGGTGTTCTATGTTCGTAGTCTTGGCTATGTACTCGCTTGGCAACATCCCAAACTCTTTTGCTGCCCTTATGTAGCTGTCGTACCGGATTGCACGTTTTTTGCTGTACTGTCTTCTGGTGTCAACCAAGTTGTCAAGTCATTAAAATCATCATCGTCCTCTTCAATGGACTCAATCCACGCCACAAGCTGATACCAAGCACAAGGTGCCCCAGGCATCTCTAGGGCCGCTCTGAGCTTTCCAGGCAATGGATCAGCGTTTTCATCGTCATCAAGCTCTGAGAGCGTTCTAGCGAGCTTACAGAGGGATTTAACAAGCTTGTCGGGCCAGGATCGGACTACAGCCTCAGGAACTCGCTTTTTAGTCCGGTCATCAAAGAGGCAGAGGGAAACCAGATAAGGCTCTTGATCAGCCACTTTGTTTATTGATTTCGGTCTTCCCTTATGATCCAGAACCGCATTAGAAATCATCCGGTTGTTCCACTTACAGGTGCTATCACTATCGGCACCTTTCATGGTGTATTCATTACCATCGATTTTAACGGCTTGCTGGTTCGACTCTGTGGAGAAATCATAGGTTTCTACTTCAGTCATAGGTTCGCTTTCTTTGATTAAAAACACCGCACCCCGTTGGGAGTCAGCCATCCCCTAGCAAAAAATGGCGAGAGGGTGCGGTGTTATGAGCTAGGATCAGTCCGTTCCAGTAGGACTGATATAGTTAGGACCAGTTTCAAGTCCAGCACTATCGACGTTCAAAGCCACGATAGTGAAAGACGCTTCGGGGAAGGTTCCTTCCACAAGTTCGGCAGGGGTAAAGGTCTTGAGGAAACCCCAAAACGCAATGGTGGAGGAGTCGGGAAAGTGGATAGTGATTTGATCGTCCTGATTGATCATCGTGACGATTTGATCATAAACCCTTGGGTCATAACCAGCACTTCCACTAATGTCGGTGGATTCTTTGAGACTTCGAGAAGCTTTTGTTCTCCAAGTTGTGTTGAACATCGTAGACGTATCAACAGGGTCGCCACCCTCAAAACCTAGAGGGGTTACGGATCGTTCCCAAAAGGAAACGTCGGGATCAAGAGCGAAAGCAATTTTTGTTGCAAAACCATCGCCAAGCTTGACACCTACCGGGGTACTTCTAGCAGTTACAGCAGCGTCAGTCATAGCATTTCTCCGTTTTACTTAGGATGCGTTAATGTCTGAGTTAGTGTTGATCGTGTAAAGCCTACGACGTGTAGATTGATCAACTTCCGGTCCCAAGTAAACAATACCATCGTGATGAATGGCTTGTATTTTATATGCGGTGGCAGAAACCGTCACCGCTGTTCTGATCACCGCGTCAAGAGCGTCAACAATAGCTTGTGCTTTCGCATTCCCATCAGCCGTTGCATCAGTTCTGATTTTGATTTGGTTACCATAGTGTTGGATCGTTGTTCCCAAGGCGACTCTTGTATGGACAATTGGAGTTGTATCGTAAACACAAAGGGCATCATTAGGTGCGTCAGGCATGTGACCATAGTAACAAGGCCAAGTGTCTGAACTCGTTTTACCACCAGCAATTGCTAAATCGATCAACCATTGTTGAAGGATTTGGGCAGGGGTATGACTTAATGAACCACTCATTTTTTCTTAGCTCTTTCCTTAGCAATTTTTTTCATCAATTTGGTTTTAGTAGCTATTTCTTTGATGATGAGTTTGCCTTTCACTACCCGGCTAACTCCGTGGAAAGCACTATCATGTAAAGCACCCGTATCAACTGGCACAATTTTTTGACTCTCTACTTCCAGATATTTAGCTGCACGTAAGAGAGCTTTTGTGTATCCTTTTTTTTGTTTAAGAACCTTTACAACGAGTGCCGCCATGATTCTACGATTCGCTCGACTCCTTGCAGGTTTCGATATAAATTTTGCTGACTTTCCGGGGGCATGTTTGTAGTCAAGATTTTCATGTTGTATGAGTGCATAAGGCATTGCATAACCAACATAAACACCCTCGACACCCATATCTTCAGCTTTGCGAAGCTTGTGGTTTAGCTTCACTCCCATTTCTCTCAGACCTTTAACAAGGACTTCTGATTTTGCCATGACTAACCAGTTTGTAAAGTTCGGATCAAAAAGTAGTCTTCGTTTGCTGCTTGGCCGGTCCCGGTACTGTTCCAATAAACGTACCAACGTCCAGCTTCATCAGCGTCAATATCAATATAGTATACCCCTGTTGAAGATTTAACCACCTCAGAATCATCCCCATAGGTCTTACTGGTTACGTTTCCACTAGGGTCTTCGTATTGAACGATTACCGCTGCGGGGTCTACAGCCGCACTATCTGAGTCTGTAAACGTCGCGGTGCTTCGAACAAGCTGCCCTTTGGTGTAGCTATTTTCTGTTTGGATACTGGTCATTTTAACAACCTATGAATGACGTTGTGACGGTGTTGGCTTTTGAGTTCACTAGGACAACTGTATTTGATGCACTGTCTGAAAGCACAAGACCATTGGCCTCAATTTCGGAGAGGGTAACCGTGTTTGCTAGAGTATCAGTTAGGACTATGGTGTTTGCTTCTGAGTTCGTAATGGAAACACAACCGGGTGTAACCGGGGCAGTAACAACAGCCTCACCAAAACCACGAATAGCAAAATTGCTTGCGGCAAGTGTACCGTTTCCGAAGCCGCGAGTAACAAGGTTTTTTAACGCCATTATGCTCTCCTGTCTTCGGTTGGATTGGTTGCATCATCAAGAGTACCTACAAAGGCCGATGTTGAATTGTCAAGTTTGTAAACCGTACTTGTTGTACCGGAGTAATTGCCTTGCATTAGTTTCTGGTGAATAGCAAAGATTCCTTGAGCAAGGGTCGGGGCTGTCCCGTTTGCCGCATAGCTTTCGGTCATTTGAGTCGTAAGAATGTCAGCAACCGATGGATCATCAAGAGCATCGACAGCAGTTTGAACCGCATCAATCAAAGTCTTTAATGCACCAAGACCATCGGTTCCATTGTCTAGGTCGGCTTGAATACCATCCACAACGGTGTCGATTGTCGTAAGTGATGCGGGAATTGTTGTGCCGGTATCAACAAGTATTGAGTCTACGTTGCCGTCTATGGTTGCGAGTGTCGCGGGTAGGGTCGTCCCGGTATCGACAAGGATTGCATCAACGTTTGAGTCTACTGTTGCTATTGAAGCTGGTAAGGTTGTCCCAGTATCAACAAGTATCGAATCTATGTTTGTGTCAACAGTGTCGATTTTTCCTTCTATCGTGGAAAGGGTAGATGGTAGTGTTGTCCCAGTGTCCACCAAAATCGAGTCAACGTTTGTATCGATTGTTGCC